TAGTATTACCCCAACTTCGTAGCCGCGACCTCGTAGCCCCCTACTCTAGTTCGCGCGCAACCGCCTTTCACTTTCCAAGGCCAGTCTCGCTATGGTCGCTCGCAGGTTCAGACGTGTTGTCAGGCGCCGGCGACCGTTACGCCGCGCAGGAGTGTATCGTCGCCGGCGGCGCCCTACTTATAGACGGAAAAAGGCCGGTCGTGGTTCTTTCCGGTTTAAATTTACGAGATTGATCAGCATAACCCAAGATTTGGCTAAAACGAGTCTCCATGACTTATCTTTCCAACCAAACGACTTTGCCGAGTTCACAAATCTGGCAGCAAATTTCGAAGCTTATCGCTTTACCAAACTTCGAATCAGAGTTCTCCCACAACAAAATGTTTCAAATAATAGTTCTAGTCTTATTGGTGATTATGCTTTGCTTCCATGGCATCGCGGAGTACCGACTAATTTTAAATTCGACGACTTCATCTCTGTCGACAAGGCCAAGATATATAGAGGAACAACATGTAGTAGTATGACTTTTGTTCCATCAACGTTGGACCAGACATTATATCAGGATAAGGTTGGGAATTTTTGTAAGGTGGCTTATCGTCCCCGGATTGAGATAACGGACGCTCAGTCATTAGGCATACAGCATTATACGGGACTGATGGCGATGCAGGCACTTACCGACGCTCCAGATAACGCCAAGGCACATTATAATCTTATCTATGACGTATGGTGTACAATGATAAATCAACAAACACTCAAGAAATATTAATGGAATAATTTTTTTATTGACAATCTCCTTTCAAAAGCCGCAGTATTGTAACCTTCAAATTTATACAATAAATCTGTATCAACATTACTTGTAATCCAAATATATTTAGTTGTGAATTCCTCGAACCCTCCTTTAATCTGAACTTTATACGGATAACGATCCATAATTTTAAGCATTTCATCATACTTTATCCATCCATAGAAATCATCTATGATGACGCATGTTTGCTGAGCGTAGCCGTCCCACCAGAGACCTCTAGGTTTGTAGTAAATGGAATCCAGCCCTCTGATTTTAGCTTCTTCCAAGGCTGTCCTAGATTTGCCAGTCCCCGGTTCTCCGTAGTAGTAGAAGACCTCAGTTTTGAAGTCTCTAACGGGAATAGGTCGCACGGTTTTGATGTACTCTTTGATTCCACGATGATATTTGATAAAACTGGTGGGGTGAGCCCTAGCCACTGATTCGATGTCCGCTCCGTTCGATATGGTATCCACGACGGCCGCCAAATCATTTCTCTTCCCTTGCGATTGAGGCACACCCGATTCAAAAAACTGGCCTGCTTTTGAACAGTATTTTTGGTTGTCTTCGTCGGATCCAGCTGCCTTCTCAATATGGATTCTGTTATCGAGATGCTTCTTGATGGTACTAAAGCGCATGGGTTTTGCAAGACTTGCGAATCCTTGTAAATGAGGCATTTCGGTTGTCGGAGCGAGTTCCTTTCCAACGATGCCATATTTGCAAAACTTTGAAATAAAATCACAAGCTTTATTGTACTCCGACTCAGTATAGTTATTCCAAGTGAATACGAACCGACGCACTGTACTGTTCATGTTGCAGTGACTCGGGTAACGTAGCCGCACAAGCGAGTCACTGCCTCGTCGGCCGGCGGGGAGGGGCGGCCGGCCGACGACGCGGTTGCCTCTCGCTTTGTGTGCGGCCACTGTCGGGGGACTGTCTGCTGCGCATTCAATGGAGAGTATTTTTTAGAGGGCAAAGCGAGTCCCGCGCATAGCAACACGAAGTTGGGTA